AAAAGGAGGGGAGGGGCCCCAGCAGCTATCCTTTTTCCATAACTGCTCTATCCTGTGTTCTGCATTGCTGTTGCTTTGTGTGTTTTTGTGTTGTTGTTGCTCTCTGTGTTTTTCGTCTCCGCTCTCTGTGTGTTCATTTCCTTGTTTTGTTTTGTCCTCATTTTTTTGTGTGTTTTGGGTGTGTTGTTTTTTGGTGTGTGGTATGATATAACTATCAACTTCAAAGGAAGGAAATAAAATGATTAACAACAGCATCATCAAGGATTACGTTGAAGACTACATCATGAACAGTGACCAGTTCATCGATGAGTTTGACGTTGACGCGATTGTCGAGAATCTGCATCATGTGGCTTTGGTCAATGATATGACTATTGAGAAGTATGATGATTGTGATTCGTTCCCGAACGATGATTTTATTGAAGCGTTCGAGGAAGCATGAACAGGAAGGGAGATTGATATGCTTTCTTCTGTTCTTGTTATTTGCGCGTGTATTATTGGTGTTGTTATCGTTTTTGGCATAATTTGATTAGGGAAGGATGATTGAAAATGTCTTATGGAGATATTCGTGTCGGAAGGTTCAACAGCCCTCATATGGGGGGTGATGTACGTATTGAGTACTGCACGCACCAACATTTGTTTTATCTGACGTATAACGTGGAGTATCATACGCCGGTCGGCTTGACTAAGGGAGTCGCACGGTGTGGTTATGATCCTACGAAGGCGAACGAAATGCGAGCCATGGTACTGGACGCTATGGATATCGCGGCCAAACCGCTTAAGGATAGGGATTGATTGTGTATTTTCGTGGTTGGATTCATTCGTGGACGTGTGGCAACTGTCCTGACGCTGATACGTATTGGCGTTTGCGCGCTTTTTGGGCTGGTGTGCGGCATAGGCATAGCGCTTATAATCCGCCGAAACGGTGCCCAGATAAGGCTGTGTGGTTAAATATGTGGTTGTATGGTGCTGGGTTTAGCGAGGATACACTGGAGTTTTAACTATGAAATTGAAGAATTTGAATTTTGATAAAAGCGAAAAACGTACAAACTGGTTTGATGATGGCGTGCTGGACGATGACCGTGTGCGTCGGGTTATTCGTGGGCGTCGCCGTAATCTGCACTTGCGTGAATACAATCGAGGTGAGGGCGATTGGGAAACATTATGCCGTAGTATAACACTGCTCAAGGACTTTTATAAGCCTCAAGGGGCGCAGGTGGCGTTCGCTGACGGCGTGGAACATGCGGCAAACGTTTGCTTATCACTGTCCCCCCGCACATCCCGTATCGGCGCGTTGGCGCGAACTCAGGATATTGAAATGCTGGGCGGCGTCATTTATGCACCGGCTATGGTGGCGTGGTGCGCCGTCTGTCATGTCAAGGGTGCGACATGCTACGAAATGTGCAAAGTCTGGGATGGCAACGAATTTGCCCAGACTGTCATTAAAATCGCGTGTCGATGTTTTGACAATCTCACCGACGTGCGGTATACTGATGAAGACATTGCAAGAATGTCGCAACAGCAGCAACAATAGGATAAGGCGGTATGACTATGGCATACATCAAGAGAGCCAAGCATTACAGTATCGTGCGCGGCATCACGCGCGGTGAGAACGGTGAACTCGTTGACACTGAGGTGGTCGTGAATGGCGCGTGCCGTACGGCTGACATGGCTATGAAAAAAGCCCGAAAAATCAACAAGGACATGCTACCAATGTCCGCCGAATATCACGCGCAGGCAACGCGCATGGATGAAGCGATTTATTGGGCTAATTGCGAATTTGGAGATGATACCATCATCGACTATCCGGGGCCAGCTAACGGCAACGTGGTCGAAGATGATATCATCACCGAGGAAAATAATTGATAACCCCTATAAGGAAGGCAACACTAATGGCTGACAACGAACTGACCGTAGCAAACGGCAACAACTTTTCCGCGAACGGCACCAACGCCGTATCCCACTTTTTCGACACCACTACTATGGACGGCAAGATGGCGCTGTACAACGCCATGCAGACCGCCGATAAGGTAGATGAACACCTCAACGAGCCGCTGCATGTTACCAACGTGCTGGCGCAGGCCATCGAAGTCGCCAATCAAGAGACTGGTGAAATCAATGCGTCTACCCGCGTCGTCATTCACGCGGAGGAAGGCGACTTTGCCGCCGCCTCCCCCACGCTGGCGCACGCATTCGGTAATTTGTTCGCCATTTTCGGCACGCCGGACACGTGGAACCAGCCACTTGCCCTCAAGGTGGTGGAAAAGAAGAGTCGCCGAGGCTACAAGTTCTTCGACCTCGAACTGGTGTCGGAAAACAAGCGCAAGTAACACTATTGTCCGCACTATATGATATCATGGCAATGTCCCTATAGGGATGTTGCCGCCAGACTCACCCCTCGCCGTTTCCATCCTTGCGGCGAGGGGTGTTTCACACTCACAAGGGAGATGCCGTGGCAAAACGCAAAAACCGCCGACGCGCTGACAGTCTGAAACGCAACGCCGCAATCAGGTCGGCACAGGTGCGCCGAGAGCGGGCAGTCAGAGACTACAGCACAGGGCATCTCCCCAAGCGAATCACCGAAACGTTTTTAGGGAATCTCAGTGCCCAACAGCTTGAACAGGTCGCACGGCGCATTGGGCAGGAGTTTGGAGAACAACAGCAAGCCTTAAGGGCACGAGATAACGAGCCGTATCAGGTTGTCCCCGACGTCCACGTCACGAAACTTGACCGTGATATGGCGTCGCGTCCGCTGATAACCGACGCGGAAATCGCCGCCGCCCCGTCGAAACGTCGGAAAACATTGCGGCAGCAGCAGCGCCGCCGTATCGAGGCACGGCAGAAAATCAAGCGTGCCCAACAATTCGAAGCCTTGAGTATGGCCCGCTATACCGTAGGTGAAATGCGTGAAATGGAACGCGCGGGGGAATCTCCGTTCGACGTGCTGGGCACTCATACGATCGGCGGTTCGGCCCGCGACGAACTCATGCGGAGCCGTGCGAACGTGTTCGGCACAGAGCGTGGTATAAGCCATGCGCGTGTGATGATTCGAGAGGGAAGTCGCAGGAGGCTTGAACGGGAGGTGCTTGAATACGCCGGACTTGTAGGACGTGCGCCATTGCGTGCGGGAACTAGGCGGATCCCAGAAAACGAGGGCGTTTCGGATTTTGATAAGGTCGCGCAGCAACTTGAAGCGTTCGATTTTAGCATAGCTCAAAGGTTCGCTTCTCTCTCGAATCGACAAAAACGATGGCTGATAAACAACACGAATTTCGGCATCGTAGTACGCGAGGCAACGTGGTATAATGATAAGGCGCATAAATGGGAGACTAAAGCGGACGCGGGAGATGTAGAGACACGACTTGATGAATGGATGACCAGCGCAGCAAGACACTAAAAAAAGGATGGAATTATGCGAGAGCGTCGAACGGCGGCAACAGACGGCGCAACACTATTGACGGATGACGGTATAACGCCATTGACGGCGAATGCCGTCATTCGGCTAACCATGCTTGACCATCATACGCGCGTATGGTGCGCTCACGGATGGCAGGACATTAAGCCCATAGCGGCCGAATTGTTAAAACGACTGCCATTGCAATCAAATCCAGCCAAAGAGGGAGTCTGGGGTACTTTCAATATTCGCGGCCATTTCTACAGTTTCCGTGTACGGATGGGCGGTATTACCGTGGACTTTTTGGATGTACGCAACATCACACGCGATGACGGACTGGATATTTCACGCGAAACGTTTGGTGGCGTGGATGACTTGGAAACCACGTGGAACATCGCGCGGGAATGCGACGCCCTGAACCTCAAGGGCACGACCATAGCGTCTATGGCGATGGGCGATTACATCGGGGGAGATTACGCAGGATTCAAGCGGCACTTTCCGCCATTGGATAAAGCGGAATATCATCGGATGCGTCCCGCATACTATGGCGCGATAGTGTATAGCAGGCCGGGTGAATATCGGGATTGCAAGAGTTGGGATGTGAACAGTCTCTACCCCAGTATCATGCGCGACTTTGCCATGCCGGTAGGCTCTCCCGTCTGGTATGAGGGGGAATATCGTTATGACGCTGATTATCCGCTGCACATCGATGTTATTTCGTTCGATGCGCGGCTGAAGGCTGGAAAAACGGCGACGCTCACAAACATCCTACCAGTATGGGGGTACGAGGGCGAACGTATGGATAGTACGCTGGGCGTCGTTACCATGCCGGTGACTGACGTGGATTGGCAAACCCTGACGGAAAACTATGATGTCCATGTGTGGGAGCATGTGGGCGGCTGGAAATTCCATAAATCACATGGACTCTACTACGAGTATGTGGACAAATGGTTCTACGTGAAACAAACCGCAACCGGAGAGCGGCGGCAAATGGCGAAACTATTGCTTAACTCGTTGGTGGGAAAATTCGGGGCCTCGCTTTATCGGCCTATGCTGCACCCGAAGCCTTCCGGCGATGGCGGCGTGGATTTTACCGTGGACAAACCTGAGTCAACCAACTCACTCGCATGGCTACCGACCGCCGCATATGTCAACGCCTACGGTCGGCAAATATTGTCCCGCGCGATGAACGCGAATGCGGGTCGTGTGCTCTATGCCGACACAGACGGCATGATATTGGAGGGGCTGAACGCGCCTGCTGGCATCGAAACGGACGACAAGAAGCTGGGCGCGTGGAAAAACGACCACACCTATGAAAAACTCCGCATCCTTGGCAATCGCAAATACTGCGGCGTGGAAACGGACGGCGATACCGTCATGCGGTTGAGCGGCGTGCATCGCGCGGCTCCAATACCCTATGATGACTTCCTACCGAGGTCACGCCATGTCAACGATGACGGCTGTTTTTTTGTGCTATAATGACGGTAGCGGGGTGTGCGTCCCAAGCCGATTCGATGGCCCGACCGGTAGGCAATCGGTAAGGCGATCCGGTCGGATGTAGACGTGCGTAGCCAACGCCCAGCGACGGCGAGGGAACCCGCACAGCCTAGCAATTCCGGCACGGCAGCGTGATTGCTGCCGTGCCATCTACTTAAGAAGGGATTATGGACGACACCGAAAATGACGACAAGCCGGACACCACGCCCGACACCGAACCGGACGCGAACGCCGACGACAACACGCCGAACCCGGAGCCTGAAACACAGGACGATAGCGAGCCTGAAGACGCGGGCGACGACAAGGACGCCGACATGGCCGACCGGCTGAGCGCATTGGAGGCGAACGTGGCGGAACTGTCCAAAACCGTCGAAGCGATGCGCGACGCCGCCGCCGACCATGTGCTTAACGATGGCCCCGACGACAATGCGACTCCAGAATCGGCTGAAATGACCGACGACGACTATAACGGCACCTACAGCACATTCGATGACCTATACGAAGACTGACGATTAGAAAGGAATGATCATCATGGCAACTACTCCCGTGGTGACGCCGAAGCAGCAGCTTCGCCCGCTCACCGAGTTCAATAACGCTCAGATTCTTAACATGATTCGCAACGAGGCATCGCCGGAATATCAGAGGCGCATGCCAAGTGCGACCCAAATGAACATGGACCGCCAGATGGCTACGCTTATGTCCAGCACCCAACTCAAGAATGAGTTCTACTCGGCGCTGGTGAACCGTATCGGCGGCACCTACGTGAACACGTGGCGTTGGAACAATCCTCTCAGCGTTTTCCAGCGTGCGTCGCAGGCGTATGGCGACACGTGGCAGGAAATCGCCGTCGGTATGCCGCTCGCGCAGGTCTATGACCCTAATGCGGAATATCTCGGCGCTGACAATTTCCGCAAGTGGAAAATCGACGTTGATTCGCTCTACCACCGTCTGGATTTCGCCCATTGGTATCCCGCGACTACGGACGACAAGACATTGCAGCGTGCCTTCACTTCCGAAAACGGTCTGGCCTCGCTCACTTCACAGATTCTCACATCCTGCTACAATGCGGCTGAAGTGGACTTGTTCGAAGCCTTGTGCCACCAGTTCGTCGAATACGCGAAACTCGGCGGATATTGGCGCGTCCACATGAACAATGACCTCAACAACATGGGCAGTTCGGAAACCGACGCCCGCGACATGTTGCGTCAGATTCGCGCATGGGCGGACACGCTTAAATTCGTGTCCACCAAGTACAACGCCCGCCATATGCCGACCTTCGCCCGCCCGGACGAACTTGTGTTGTTCTGCTCCCCCGAAGTCAAGTCGGCGCTTGACGTGCAGGGCCTCGCCACGGTATTCCAGCGTACGGACGCCGAGCCGACCATTGACCGGATTATCGTCATTCCGCAAGACAGGTTCGGTATGGATGGCGTACAGGCCATCCTGACAACCGACAAGTTCCTGATCGATATTCCCGTCATTAACGAGATGACCCAGCAGACGAATCCGGTCAACATCAATTCGGTCAACCATTATCTGCATGTCCAGCACATCATTTCAGTGTCCGGCTTCGCTCCGGCCGTCATGTTCTGGACGGGCGCGGCGTCTACCGCCAACGTGGTGGCTCCCACCGGCACGCAGGCTCAGACGCCGACGTTACAACTCAAGCTCGCCATGTATGGCGGCGGCTCGGAAACCCCGAGCGACGTGGCGCGCGGTGGCGCGGTGCAGGTCACCGCCGACACGACCATCACCAATGACGGCGCCGCCACTTTCCGCTCGAACGCGGTCGAATATCGCATCGGTGACACCGCCAAGCCGAAGAGCGATTACACCTACATTTCGCCCACCGGCGTGCTTGTGGTCGGCCTCGACGAACCGAACACCACCATTCCGATTACCGCAACCGCCCTCTACACGAATCCGGCGACGCCGGAAGTGCCGGGCACCGTGTCCGCAGCCTTGGATGTGCCGGTGGTTGGCGACGGTGTTATCGGATTCAACCCGTCGATTATCGCGTCCATTGCCGTTAACGTCTCGAACGTGACCGCAGGACATACGGCGCAGGCGACCGCCGTGGCGACCATGATTGACGGACGAACCGCCGACGTGACCGCACAGGCCGCATGGACGTCCGGCACCCCGGCGAACGCCACCGTGTCCGAGTCGGGCGTGGTGACCGGTGTCAAGGCGGGCAGCTCTGACATCACCGCCACGCTATTCGGCGTGTCTGGTGAGAAGAGCGTGACCGTGACCGCCGCCGCGTGATATAATGAGAGGGTAGCCGGTTGGCTACTCTCTCTCACGGTGTGATGCAGGACAAGGCCCGGAGCGTAATCTACGTGAGCGCTCCGGGCTTTGCCATACCGGAGGACAATAATGATCGACGACGCGAACCCTTACGTGGAATCTAACTTTTCGTGGGCGGAATGGACGCCAAACACGACACTGAAACTCTGCCGCGTCCCGTGGGACGCATCTTACAGGGATGTTGTGCGGTTTGTTTCACGTGAAACACAGCGGGAATGGTTCGACAAACTGGACGGTGTGGAATGCCGTCCGGCCACCATGCATATTTTCAACGCGCCCGCCCGCGTCGAACTACCATTCAACGAGGCGTCAGACTGGAACTATCTCGTAGCCTATAACGACTACCCCGGTTTGGAGGGGCCACGCGCATGGTATTACTTCGTTCAGCGCGTCGAATACGTCAACGCCCATTGCACGCAATTGGTCTTGATGTTGGACGTGTGGCAGAGTTTCCAGCATGACGTCACGTTTGGCAGCTGCTATGTGGCGCGCGGCCATATCGGCGTCGCCAACGAACGCCAGTGGAATGACTACGGGCGCACATATCTGGCGCTTCCTGAAGGTTTGGATACCGGCAGTGAAATGGTCACAACGTCACAGGAATATCGAAGCATTATCGAAGGTCGGCATTATGACATAGACGGCGGCGGCGTCGATTGGGTTGATTACGGCCTGATTGTCGTCAGTACCACTAATCTCACCGACGACCCCGGCACCACTTCCGAACCGAAGCTCACCACCGCAACCGGGGCCATCTTCGAGCAGGAGACGGACGGCTGTTCCGTCTATTATTGTGAGAATCGAATGGCGTATGTCGCCAACATCATGGCACTTGGCACGCTGTTCCCGTGGATAACCCAAGGTATTTGTGCCGTATACATGGTGCCGAAAATTCCACAGGATTACGTGAGTCGATATGGACATAGGGTTACGGAGATTTACGGGCAGCAGGTGTCCGAGGAATATGGCAACATCTATTCTTTCAATTCGTCTCTCGATTCGGACTTGCGTTACGAAGACGTTATGTCTGTTGCGAATTTTCGCAATAAATTCAACATCCCCGCCCGATACCGGAATCTGCGCAAACTCTACTGTTATCCATTCTGCGTTATCGAATGCAGCTGTTTAAACGGCACGGTCATTACCTACCGACCTGAAGATATCCAATCAGACACGCTTACCGTCCGCGAAACCTACACTTACGCGCCGTCCGGCGCAAGAATCAATTTCTACATTCCCGGCTACAATGAGGCCGGAGCGAGTACTACGGTTCCGCTGCGCATTGACGGCAAGGATATGGGTTTGCCTATAGACGGTGGCGAAATGCTCAATGCAAGTTTCGGCATTACCAATTTGCCTCATTTTTCCGTGGTCAACAACGGCGGCGCGTTGGCTATGGCGAACAGCGCGTACACCCGCGCCTACGCGCAGGAGTCAGCCCAATGGACTAGGCAGAAGGCTTTGACTTCGGCTAACGTGGTCAACTCCAATGCTGCATTACAGCGCGAATACGCCACACGACAGACCAACTGGGCAAACGAGAATCGGACGGCAACCAATGCCATCACGGCAAACTCGCTGAACCAGTCTCTTGCCATCGGACAAAATCAAACCAGTCAGATGGCTAATCTCCAAGTGGAGCAAAATATCAAGAGCAACAATCTCAATGGTATGGCCGGTATCATCGGTGGAGGGCTGAACGCCGTCGCATCCCGCAGCCCATTGGGTGCGGTGAATGCGGTTGGCGGCGCGTTCCTCGGTTCCGCACATACGGATATCGCCAATTACGGTATCAATTCGTCTGCCGCTGTCTCCAACTCTACGGCGGCGGCGAATACGGCGAATCAGATTGCCACCAATGCGGCGGCCACATCGCAGGCCAACGCCTACGCGAGCGGAGCGACCGCACTAGGCAACCAGCTGAACGCCGTCGTGTCGCAGGCGAATTACGGACTGGCCTCATATGCGGCTCAAGGTGATTATCAGAACGCCATCGCCGGAATCAACGCTCAGGTGCAGCAGATGCAACTGACCCCGCCAACAACTTCGGGGGCGCTCGGTGGTGACATGTTCAATTTGAGCAACGGAATCATGGGCGTGTTGGTGCGGTTCAAGACGTGTGCGCCGAGCGCGTTGAGAGCTGCGGGTGAATACATGTTGCGCTATGGATATTTCGTGCAACGATTCGTAACGCCCCCTGCTTCGCTGGAATGTATGGAGAAATTCACTTTCTGGCAGATGCAGGAAGCGTATGTGCGAGGCACGTTGCCCGAGGAATACCGTCTGACCATCAAGGGTATGTTTGAACGTGGTGTGACGGTATGGGCCAAACCTGAGTATATCGGTGTGACCGACTGGGCGGACAATGAGCCACTGCCGGGCATTGGCTACGAGTGATATAATGGTAATATGAGTAGGTCTAAAAAGAATCGAGTCGGCGGCGCGTTGCATCCACGCGGCAATTACGCGAAAACACGCGCTGCCACGCTTGATGACATGTATCTTCATTTGCTGATGGAACTCGCGTTGAACCGTTTCAGTTGGCGCGGATTGCCGCCCACTGTGGATGAGCGTTGGCTGGAAATATGTCTGTGCGAATACGGTTGCGCGTTGTTTTTCGAGGACAAGCGTATCGGCAGGTTCCTTGTGACTCAGGCGGGCTATCAGGGTCGGCTGAACGTGTACAATAATCCGACATGCTTCGAGCCGGTAGGGGTCAACTACCACTACAGGCAACTCAAGGCAGGCTCGGAATGCATTCCAATTTGGGACAATCGAATGCGCGTCGGATTCAAACCGACATTATGGCAGTACGCGCGACGACTTGCCGATATCGACAAGGCGTATGATGTGAATTTGGAGAGCCTGAAACTGCCGACCATTATCACTGCCGACCCGCGCACAAAACTTACAGTGCAGAACATGCTTCAGCAGCGTCAGGATGGTCAGGATTATATCATCGGATACGACTCACTTGACCCCGGAAGCATGTTCCAACCGTGGCCGAACACTACGCCTTATCTGTTGGACAAGTTCGTCCAGCAAAAAGCGCAGGTGACTAACGAGGTGCTGGGGTATCTCGGCATTCAATCGTCCGGCACGGAGAAAAAGGAACGGCTTATTTCGGACGAAGTGGCGCAGGCCAACGAGAAGGTGGACGTGTTCCGCCTGAGTTTCCTCAAGGCCCGGCAGGCGGCGGCGACGGAAATCAACCGATTGTGGCCACAATTGAACGTATGGGTTGAGTATGCGGACGCGCAAAGCTCCGGCGTACCCAACGCACTCCAGTCAGACAAGAGCTATTTTGAGACAACCGGTATTGACATGCCGGAACCGGAGAACAATGGTATTGGAGGTGTGTTGTGACACAGGATTTTAGCGCCTATGCGATGGCGACGCCGGGAGAGTACACCGAAACCCTCGGCAATCTTATCGCATTCGGCTATGATACCGACGACAAGCTGCATCTTAGCGCCGACTATTACCCGATTTACAACGAATCTCACCGCGCGGAATTAAATGAGAAGATTATCCGCCATTACGCATTAAGGGAAATCGGGCAGGAAACCGCGCAGCAATTCGTTTTCTACCTAGGCACGACAATGGCGGAAATCATGCCATATTTTAATGAGCGTTACCGGACGTTGGACATGGAATATAACCCGCTGGACTCCATGGACATGACGACGGACAGTGAGAGCGGCAGCGAATCCCAGTCGTCCGGCAAGGCATCCAGTTCGCAGGATTCGACCAGCTCAAGCAATAGCAAGTCGGACAATTCCAGCACCACCACGTCGAAGAGTTTTGACAGTGACGTGCCGCAGACCGGCGTTGTGGGAGACTTCGCACGCTACGCCTCACACGCAAACGAATCACAGGCGGACAGCTCCGGCACCGCGTCCAGTTCGCAGGATTCGACCAGCCACACCACGGCGCAAAGCGCGACCGACTACCAGCATGATTCAAGCAACGCCAAGGGCAAGAGCCATGTGACTGGGCGCAGTCAGAGCGCCATGAGTCTGATTCAGGAATACCGGAACGCAATCATCAATGTGGACATGGAAATCGTGCGGAGCCTCGAACCGTGTTTCATGCAGGTATGGGGTACGTATGATACAATATTCACTAACTGCCATAACTATGGAGATGGGAGTAATTATGGGTGCCATTAATGCACTGATTCCACGGCAACGCTTGTTCGACGGAGTGCCCACGTCCGTACCGTTCACTTATCGGGACGGCTTGACGACATTGCAGTTGATTGAATGCCTGAAGCATAATCTGGACACGCTTCAGTGCGACCTTAGCAGGTTGGAAGACGCCACAACCGACCTCGCGGCATCCGTGGACAAGACGCTTGCGGATACCGTAGCCCAGCTCAACAAGAATATGGCCGACTTGCGTGCGGAATTGCTCTCGCTGATTCATGAGATGGAGCAGCAGGGTGCGGCGACATCGCCAGTGTACGGTACTACGCAGCCGCTCGGGAACGTGTTGGGCGGCATGTACGACAATTCTCGCATTCACGGGCTGTTCTTCGATGATTATGACAACATGCGACTAACCGCGCAGGAATACGACGGGCTTACCCTTAATGCCCGCGAATACGACTTGAGGGCAACCGCCGTCGATAATTGCGTCCCCGGCGACTTCCCCGGCCGATCACAATTCCCCTACAGTAAGAGCATGCCCGAGAATCCACCCGCCGACATGTCGTTCATCACGCAATCAGAAGCCGATGCACGCTATGTCGAACGCAATCCAACCGCAGACAATTTCGACAAGAAAGGATAACGACTATGACTGCGACCAACAAGACGGCGAATTACGAACTCAGTCAGTTCGTCGGCACCGACCGCCCCACATGGCTCGTTGATTACAACGGCGACATGGCGAAAATTGACGCGCAGATGAAGCAAAACGCGGACGATATCGCATCTGCCTCTGCGGACGGGCTTACGTCGGTGTCGCACACCGCCGACCTTACCGGCAACGGTACGTCAGGCTCTCCGCTGGGCGTGGCGAGCACCATCGCCAAGAAAACCGACATCCCGGACGTGAGCGGATTCGCCACCACCTCCGCCCTCACCTCGGGCCTTGCGGGCAAGGTCGATAAAACCGCCTCGCAACCCGGAACGCTCGGATTGACGGCGACCGAACTTGATTCGATGTACAAGGATGCGAACGGCATCGTTCGCGTTGGTACCGCTGAAGCCTAGAAAGGGAAAATAACAATGTCTACCACACAGCATACCGGACACTACAATCTGCCGACATTTGGCGACAATCCAAACGACCGCCCGTCATGGCGCGGCGACTTCACCGACGCGATGACGAAAATCGACAATCAAATGTACGCCAACGCCACCAATATCACCACGGCGACGGCAGCGGCGAACAACGCGAAGACGGCGGCGGATGAAGCGAAAGAGGCGGCGAGCGGCGCACAGTCCGCCCTTGATAGTTTCGAAACCGCCACCAACGCGAGTATCGCCGCGCTGCAAAGCAAGGACACGCAAACAGATAGCGCCATCGCAGGAATTGATGCCAATCTAACAGCCCTCGGCGTGAATAGCACGTCAGGGGCAACCCATTCTAGAACCAAATGGGATAAAGCAAGCTCGGACGCCACCGCAAACAAGACGGCATTAACGGCCCTCGATGCCGATACGGCCGCTAAGGCCGCCGAGCTTAAAAACACGATAGACGGCCACACTACGGACATTGCCGGAATTAAAACGGATTACGCGACGAAACAGTATGTCAACAGCACGTTTTTAGAGCACGCAAACGTTGCGGTGGCGAAGGCAAACAACATGCAGTTTACCGTCGCCGCAAACGCTCCGACGCCGAAGACAATCGTGTTTGACGAGCATGACGCCACCACGTCATTTGACGACGAAGACGGCGTAATCACATTATCCACTGACCGTAAAAGCATGAATGTTTCCAAAGATGGCGTTTATCTTGTTTCGGCGGACATGCGCGTCGGTTCGATAGCCTTTACCGATGATAACTCATACCGAGGTATCGAACTGCTTGTTTACGTCAACAATTCCATTATGGCGACCGCTCCGGCGTCAATGGTGGTTGGAGCGAACGGTATGATTCGTGGCGCACAATACGCGGCCTTTCCATGCCGTCCCTACAAGTTGACGTCGGGGGACAAGGTTGCGTTGAAAATCAGGTCGAACGACACAACTAAGGAAATCTCCGGCACTATCAACTATGCTGTGTTGAGCGTTTTCCGAATCTCCAAATGACAGACCATCAACAATAGCCATGCCACTATAATGGTGGCATGGCTATTACTTTTGACGATTGGATTAGACAGACTCAAAACCGGTATTGAGATATGGACATGGATAATACAGCACTATACGCGATGTATGTTATCGGCACGGTCGAAAGCAATTGCGATTGGGGCGCGTGCAACTACGTTGACGCCATCACTGTCGGCATGATGCAATGGTACGGCAGTCGCGCCCGCAATCTCTTGGAACGAGGGCGCACCGCCGACCCGGACGGGTGGAACACGTTCGCCTCGGCGGCTCCAACACTGGCGCAGCAGGTGCAGGCGAATGACATCAACTGGACGGCACGCTACCTATCCACCACCGAGGGTAATGCGTGGAAAACGTGGGCGCAGCGGGACGAAAACCATGCATTTCAGGAGGCGCAATGGGAAGCGGATTGGGACGGATACCAGTCCACTATGACCAATTTCGGTTTTCCCGATAAGAACGTGAAAGAGCGTATCATGTGGGCGTGCGCCTATCATCAATCACCCGCGCAGGCGCAGCGTGTGCTTGCATCATGCTCGGCAACCGCCACGCTGGAATTGATTTACACCACGATTTTGGCGGACGGCGTGCTAGGCCAGTACCGTAATCGGTATACGACCGCGTATAATCTACTGAAATCGTGGGATAGCACGTCCGCGCCGCCTGATTTTGGTCAGACCTCCGAACCGTCCGACACGCCGGGAGGCGACCAGCCCGGCATCGACGGGAAACCCGCGAGTACCGCGTGGATACAATTGCAGGGCGATAACCTTATCTACCACAGCGGGGACAGTACCGCCATTTTCGTAAAAAGCATCGCACAGACATGGGTATACAAGACTTCCGAATCAACCAAGCCGGGCGGCGGACAGACTGGCGGCGGTTCCAGTTCCGGCAGCAGCAGCGAGGACGCGGCACGTGTCGTGGAATGGCTGCGGTCACGCATCGGCAAATACGCATACTCGCAGGGCGCGGGGCGATTAGACCCCGATTCGAGCGGGTACGGCGATTGCTCCAGTGTATGCTGGCGAGCGTATCAGGACGTGCTGGGCATCGACGTGGGCACATGGACAGGCCAGATGGCAAGCAAGGGCACCCGCGTCTGCGGCAGCTCCGACACATCGGTGTCGGATGCTATCGCCAAGGCTCACGCCGCCGACTTGCTGTTGCTGGACTGGGGTGCCTATACGCAGGCATGGGACCATGTGGAAATGTTTACGGCGGACGGCAAGGATGAGACATTATCCCACGGTGGGCCGGGAAACGGGCCGAATCTGTTCACCGCGTCGGGTGAAATGAATATGGCGAGCAGATGGGAAATACGCCGGTACGTCACCAACTAGTACAACGACAACCGGTAGATATCTACCGGTTGTCGCTGTTGTATGGTATAATGGATATTATGGAGAGGCTGTTAAGCGAGGGTGATTATTACGATTACGGGCGTGTGCTATCATATCACGCGCCCTGGATGTTCGTCATCGGAGCACGCGGCCTCGGCAAAACCTATGGTGCCAAAAAACTGGTCATCGGCGACTGGATTAAAAAACGCTGGCAATTCATCTATCTACGCCGGACGGCAGAAGAACAGAAAAATAAGGGAACTTGGTTTGCAGACATCGCAGAACAATACCCGGAACTAGAATTTAGAGTGTCCGGGAATCAGGCCGAGTGCCACTGGTTAGACGATAGGGACGCCACCAACGACAAGCACGGCAAAACACGCCCAACATGGCATATTATGGGGTATTTCATCGCCCTTAGTCAGGCGGGACAAGTGAAGTCAGTTGCCTACCCCAAGGTACGGACGATAATCTTCGACGAAATATTTCCCGATAACATGCGATACCTTGGCGGAGAGGTCACGGCGCTTGAGGAATTTTACAACACGGTAGATCGTTGGAATGACAGGGTTCGCGTTATCATGTGCAGCAACGCCGTGACCCTCGCCAATCCGTATTTTTCAGCGTTCAATATCAACCTGAAACCGCAGTTGGATAATCGCGTGCAATATCAGCGATATTGTGACGGGTTTATTATGGTGGAATTAGCTGATTACGGCGGATTCAGTGCCAAGGTCGCCACATCCAAATTCGGGCAGTTTTTACGCAGATACGACGAAAATTATGCGAATTATGCAATCGATAACGGTTTTAGAGATAACGCCAATGCTCTCGTTAGTGATCTTAACAACGCCGGTTACGCATTCACGTTAAGAACCACCGAATACGGTATTTTCAACGTCTATCAGCAATTAAGCGACACCGACGAAGTGCTATATATAATCACAAAAAAACAACCGAAAATCACAAGGAATTTTACGTTTGACTATCGACTGGTCAATAATGATTGCATGATGCTCAAGCGTTCGGACGACATGACGCAGAAAATACTGAACGCCTACCGCGTCGGTAGATTACGGTTCGAGACTCCGCAAATTAAGGCGGAGTTCAGTATGATTCTTGGCGGCTTGTTGCAACAATCAGGCACAAGAAAGTGAGGATAATAATGACACAAGCAGACATATGGTGCACCATTGCAGTCATATTTTTTATTAGTATCGACTACGTTACTGGTGTAGTAAAAGCGATCATACGGGACAATCTGAGTTCGCGAAAGATGCGGGAGGGACTAGGGCACAAGTTCGCCTATCTTATGCTTGTGCTGGTGGCATGGTTCATCGACCAAGTGAACCGGCATATCGATTTAGGATTGCCAATGTCTGTGTTTGTCTGCACGGTCGGCGGAGTATGCCTAATAGAACTCACGTCAATCCTCGAAAACGTCACCGAAATCAATCCCGAATTAAAAAACGCGCCATTCATGCAGATTTTCGCTCAATCCACAAATGACAAGCATAAGAAAGAATAATAATGGACGGTATTACATGGATAGGCTCACCAAACCATTACGACGGGCGCGGGGGATACTCTGTAACCCACATCACCCTGCATATCATGGCCGGATATCTCGCCGGAACCGACGCCGTATTCACAAACCCAGCATCGCAAGCAAGCGCCCACTACGGCATAGGGTCGAACGGCACCATTCATCAATACGTGAGCGAATCAGACGGCAGCTACAGCGACGCCAACTACGAGTCTAACAATTCAACGATCAGCATCGAACACGAAGGAGGAATACCGCAAGCATCATGCACACGGGCCTGCATGGACGCATCTGCACGACTCTGCGCAGACATAGCACGACGGTACGGGCTAGGCAGACTTTGGCACGATGGCACAAGGGGCAACGTATGGTTGCACCGCGAAATAAGCGGCACAGACCACGCGACATGCCCAGACCTCGCGCCAAACGGACTTGACATAAATTATGTCATCAACAAAGCAAATCAAATCCTAGAAGGAGACGACGAAATGGCATTGACCGACGAAGACATTATGAGATTTTGGACGCACAAACTCCCAAACGGACGCGCAGCACGCGACATTATCAGCGATGCAACCAGCGACGTAATCCGAATGCACGACACCGGACTTGTCGGCGGACAATGGATGCACAAACTTCCTAACGGCAGATACGCCCGCGATATCATAAGCGACGCAACCAGCGACGTAATCCGCATCCATGACACCATGCTACCAGCATTAACCGCACAAGTGACAGCGCTCACAGCAGCAGTAAAGGCATTATCCGAGTCGATAGGCGCCAATCCCGACACCATTGCCAAGACCGTGCAGGACGCGGTAAAAGCAAAGCTGGACAGCCTGAAAATCACCGTAACAGACGAACAGTAGCGCGACATAAGAAAAGCCCCTAGGGTTATTGCCTAGGGGCTTTACTTTATCTATCACGCTTCCTCGAACGCTTCAATAAAATCATCGTTCGGGAACGAATCACAATCATCATACTTCTCAATAGTCATATCATTGACCAAAGCCACATGATGCAGATTCTCGACAATCGCGTCAACGTCAAACTCATCGATGAACTGGTCACTGTTCATGATGTAGTCTTCAACGTAATCCTTGATGATGCTGTTGTTAATCATTTTATTTCCTTCCTTTGAAGTTGATAGTTATATCATACCACACACCAAAAAACAACACACCCAAAACACACAAAAAAATGAGGACAAAACAAAACAAGGAAATGAACACACAGAGAGCGGAGACGAAAAACACAGAGAGCAACAACAACACAAAAACACACAAAGCAACAGCAATGCAGAACACAGGATAGAGCAGTTATGGAAAAAGGATAGCTGCTGGGGCCCCTCCCCTCCTTTT